TTTAATACCTACTCCAACTTCTACGCTAACCGCATATTTATTCCATACCCCAAAATTAAAATCTTCGTCTGTGCTAAACTGTAAATTGTTACCTAAATCGTTTTTGTATCTTAAACTAAATTTATTTGAATTTCTTTGAAACGAAATAAAATAAGAAAATGATGTTTTGCCAGTTAAAAATAACCTTAAAATAATAGCCCCACTGCGACCATAAAGTTCATTTCTATCTTCTAAAAGAAAAAATTCGCCACTTACTGCAAAGTTTGAATTATTGGCAACCACAAAATTATCATTAAATAAAACATCATTGTTTCTTGTCACAGAACTTGCAACAGTTGGGATGTATGAAGTGGCGTATGAACCTGCTTCTAGTTGAGCTCCCCAAAGTAAAATAGAACAATTTGCGGTTGCTCTTATCGCAGGATATCTTGTTGAAGAAGATGCTACTTGGGTTATTTCAAATCTTTGTGGAGTAGTTGTTGCTATAACAGTTTCATATACTCCAGAATTAATGTTTCCTATTTCAACTGTTTGTGTTCCTGATTGAGTAGCTAACCAAATTGAAAACGTATAAGATATTCCACTTGTAACACTAATTCCTTGGCTTATAGAATTTCCAGCAACAGGAAATGTAATTAAATCCATTGTATTATTTCCATTAGGCGCGATGCCTTGATTAGCCAATCTAACAACTCCTGATGAACCAGCCCAAATAATTGTATTGTCAAACTCCTCACTTCTTAAAGCTAAATTAGTCCTCTGTCCCTCAACTAATATACTCGGACAACCACCCCCCGAATAGTCTAAACGTGGAATGTTTAATCTGTCTGTTGTTGGGAAATAACTTGTTGCAGTTGTGCCTTTTTCTGTTTGTCCTTGCCAAACTTCAATTATATTATTTGCATTAACAGAATATAACCAACAACCTCTGCAACCAATAAATGATAAAACATTTTTTGTAACTGTAAATTTTTGCCAATTTGAAGTTATTGTAATTGGATTAGTTTTAATAGTTCCATCAAAAAAACCAAAATTAAAATTACCCGTTCCCGCTACCAATCTTATAAATATTGAATTTGTATAATCAAAGGATGTACTCAAAAATGCTTGATATAATTGTGAAGAACCATTTGCCAAAGGCATATCAACCCTTGTTGCTGTATTTGTTCCGTCAGGAGCTAAATTATTAGTTGATAAAATTGTTGAACCCGTTTTAGTCCAATTTCCATTACTAAAAGTATTGCTATAAGTCAATAAATTATAAGGCACTACTTCAATAAGTCCGTCAGCATTTACTCTCGTTGCTGTTGTTGCACGAACTACATTCATATCGCCACTTCTATCATTCGGAACAACCGAATAAAGTACATTCTCTTTATAGGCGTTTGGTGTTACAATTAAACTTGCTTGTTCTAATAAACTCATTTTATATTTTTTAAATTTTTTAACGTATCACTTAAACAAGCCTCCGCCTCAAATGTTCCTCCATCATTAGCGACACTTAATTTAAAGGCATCTATTAGTTTTTTTATAGGATTAAGAAAAAAATTGTATTTACTTAACGCCAATCCTAACCCTAACATTACTGTTCTCTTAAGTAGGCGATAACTTTACCAGTTAAAGCGGTTACTGCCAAATCCCCATAAACCGACATTCCAGCGGTTAATGTAATTGATGCCGATGCATCGCCATCTCTTGTTGATGTAATTGTGATATCGCTATCCTCTAATGCCATAATAGTTGAGAAGTTTTCCCCAACTACAGAGGCATCTGTTAAAATTCTGAAACCAAAATCTCCGAATTGTGCAACTTGGTATTCGTGGTCTGTTCTAATGTCTTGACTCATTTTTAATATGTTTTTGTTAGTGTAAAATTTTGTGATTGTATTTTATTTGCAGCGTTTGAAGTTACCCACTCCGCTGTAATTGTTAATGTATTTGTAACCGTAGTATCAAAAACAGTATTACTTATTTTCCCGAAATTAACACCATCGATTGCATTTGATGCATTTTTATTATATGTAAATACACCATTTGCCATTAGTTCAGCAACTCCAGCTCCTCCAATTTTAGAAACTGTAAAATCTAATATTAAATCAAAATATTTATTTGTTGCGGTTGCGAGTGTGTATTGTAATGCATCTATAATTACCACTCCATTAGAACGTACTCTAAAATGTAAAATTTCATTATTTGCATTTGTTAAATTGCCACACATTTTAGCAGTAAAAGAATCGCCAACTTTAAAAGCATTTGCGGGTACACTTAACGTTCCAACTCCTGCTCCAACTATTGATGCTTCTCCACTTGCGTAAACTACAGGAGTACTCAATGCGGTTTGTGCATAAAGTCCGGAAGTTCCTGCCGGTCCTTGCTCGCCTTGTATGCCTTGTTCTCCTTGTATGCCTTGTTCTCCTTGTGGTCCTTGCTCGCCTTGTCTTCTTATTATATTAATAACATACTGATTTGGCTCGGTTATAATTGTAACCTCATCAATTAACATTGCTATATTTATGTCTATTGTATCTCCCATTTCTATCGTGTTATATCGTCAATAATTGTAAAAATACCATAAACCCAAGTATCAACTTCTCCACTTACTTGAGTTAATTCTATGTCATATTTATAAACACACGCTTGAATGTTTATAATTTGCTCATCAATACAAAACTGTCCATTTGTAGGATTGAATATTGTAATGGTTGGCTCAAGTGCAATTGGTGCTCCAGCTTCTTTGCGAAGTTGCATTTTAATAACGGCATCCGTTAAATCCAACGGTACTGCATTAATGTTTATTTGAAAGTCCGTTTGTTTGAACGTATCCCCTCTTTTTGTCGTTAAATTTAGTGTTGATGCCATTGCTTAAATATAGTTTTAATTTTTTTATGTTTTCCTCTGTTCGCTTGTCTATTTTACGCATATTTAGTATGGTTTATCGAGCCACCATTTACCGCATACCATTTTTGAGCGTAAAGGGTTAACTATATTATTTGAATCGCTAACATATTCTGGTAAATGAAATTTAGTTAACCATCGGCTCATTCTATCTTGGTACATTTCAGCTTTTAAACGCATATTATTAACCAAATAATCTACTTCGGTTTTGTCAATTGCTACCGAATTCTCTGGCTGTGCTTTAAAAATACCATTATTATTGATTTTGTATGCACCAATTAACAAATATTCAACGGCACTTTGATAAATTAAAAACGGTTTTATGTAATCCTCGTAAAGAGTTAGGTAATCGTCAACCAAATCGTCATTATCGAAATCTTCGCAAATCTTTTGATATAAAGTTTCGCCTAAAATTTCCTCTAATTTTGTGCGTTGAGCATCAGCAATGCAAGGGATATATAAATCAATATCGATATTTCCACCCAAAGGGGTGTTTTTAGTCAATTCATTTTCCTTTAATAGTATAGTAGTTGCCATAATTACATATCGTGCGGTGCAATGTACACCTTTGGGTTGTTAGTTGGAGCAATTTCTCCCGCTTTTCTTACTTCAGCTGGAGTTGATGTTTGGGCGGCTGTGTTTTTACCAGTTCCAATTTTTCGGTACATTTCACGTGTCCAGAAATGTTTACAAGTTCCATAAGGGAAAGCATCGGAAAGCAATCCTCCACCTTTCCATAAAAATATATCGTAAGGTTCATTTGGGTTTGGATGCATACCAAATCCAGGATTTACATTTCTGTTGCTCATTTCCATTATATCCTCTTTTCTATATAATTTTTTAGCACTAATCATTTTTTTACAAAATTCTCTTTCTGGATTTTGATTTCCGGAATATCGATAACGTGTAATATATAATTTTGTGTCTTGCTCGGAAACGCTTTTGGTTCTTGCAGTACCAGTGGAAACTGAGGCTAATCCTACTTTCATTAATTGAGTTGAAATATTATTTAATCTTTCAGTTTCAGAATCTAACTCGTTTTCGTTATCATAATCAACTGGGTTTGAACTTATAAGTTCCCACTCATTTAAATCTATTTCCTCTCCCAAATCGTCAATACTTTGACTTGATAATTGTGTCGTTGCAATTGTTGGGCTTTGTACAATTGTAGGCTCTTCGCTTCTTAAACTTTCAAATTGCAAATCCATTGAAATACTGTTAACAGAAAAAACTTCCATTAAACCATCCAAAATAATTTCTTGTTTTGGATTGATTACATTGATCATTAATTCAGCGAAACCGACTTCGATTTCGTCAGCATTTGAACTAAAACCGCTAGCCTCTTTAATACCTACCAACATCGGAGAGGTTAATTTGTGAGCCGTACAAAGTTGTTGCCTTGCTTCTGCACTTAAGAATTGATATTGTTGATGTGCATCGCTAACTTCTAATGCCGAAATAGTTATTTCTGTTTCTTTGTTGTCATTCCAATTTAAAAAGAATGCACCAGCGTTTGAACTTCCAGTTAAATGCTCACGAATTTGTCGGGTGTTTTCCATTATGGTTTCTTCGCTTTCTTGAACACCGCTATTCATATTTATTATGTGACCAAACGATAAACCTTTTTGAATGTGGTTTATTGAGTAGTTGGAAATTTCCTCCTCCATTTTTGCCCAACTAATACCACTAACATAACTTGGATTGCTATAATAAAATTGCCCTACTTGGTAATCGTTAAATACATAAATTTCTGACCTTTCGCCCAAACCCTCTCCATATCCAAAAGCATCAAAACGCTCTGGCTTGTATTTATTTACATTTGAGAAATCATAAGAATAATAATATCCAGTAATGTCGCCCTCTTCATTTGCAACCTCCGGAGCAATGCGTTGCTTTGCAATGTGAAAGCATCTTTGAATTTTGTTATTCACATACTTAACCTCCATAGATGCCTCCCCAAACATTTCAAAATCTTTGCAAATTTTACGCAAATCTTTTTTTGAAAGCATTGAAATAATAGATGCCCATTGCGATGGCTTTGTGCCTTTATCTTTTGAAGTTAATCCCTTTCCATAAATGAATTGTGAATAGCTATCTATAATTGCCGAATTTGTAGGCGAACCATTGTAAGCATCGATAATTGTTTGATAAAATGAATTTTTATTTCCATTCAATACCCACTTTTTACCCGAAACTTCCTTAATTTCTGGTCTAATATAGTTAGATAAATTTATTACTTGTAATTTTTCCATAAAATTATACTTTTAAAACCCCTTTGTTGAGTTCAAAATTTTCCAAATCGGTTTGAGCTGTTGCGTATGCTTTGCCTCTATATATTAAATTATCATTTTCATTAATTGTTACCTCAAAAGATTGCCCCTCTTTTAATATAGGCTCATTAAAAATCAAAGTAAGAATGTTATTTTGGTAATAAATTGCACTTACATCGACTGTATGGGTAATATCTTTTAGTTCATCACGTAAAAAAAACGTAATTACTCCAGAATTATACCCTCTCGGTATGCACTTAAATTGGTAAGGCGCTGTTAAATTAAATATCCACATATATATATAACGAAAAAAAGTGTTTTTGTAACAAAAAAAGACTACCGAAGTAGTCTTTTAAATAGAAATAAACAGAAAATTATTAAGAAACTACCACATCGCTAACTAAAGCGTAAAGAGCGGTTTTAGTTGTAGCATCCAAAAATGGAGATAAGTTGCTTTCTTCCGATGCGATTGTAAGGGTATAACCACTTAAATCAGTACCAGCTCCTCCGCTTACTTTTGTGCAACTTGACATTGTGCCATTTGTTGCTCCAAGTAATACGATATTACCGTTATAATCCTCTACGAAAACGTAAGGTCGACCAGCACAAATCAATTGTACTTGGGCTTGTAAATCAGCCCCTAATTTTGGCAAAGTAACGGCTAATGATTGAGCGTTTAAAAACGTTCCATTATCCTCTGAACTTGTGCCAGTTTCTGTTAAAGCGTTTGTGGTCGCTTTTACTTCATATTTGAAAACCTCTGCTAAAGTTCCCAAAGAAGTTACTGCGTGAGATGCAATAACAAAAGCGTAATCGCTAAAATTTGCAAAATACAAATTTTTAACGCCACCTCTTTGGTCTTTACATCCAAGCAATTTTCCTTTGCTAATTAAACAAGCCATATATTTTATATTTTTTAAAACCGCTCAAATTAATGAGCGGTTATTTGGTTAGTATTATACTGCGTAAGTTAAGTAAACAATTTCAGATGGGTTGTAATATCCTACTCCTACGTTGTAAACAACTTTACCTCTTACCTTACCAGTAAGCAATCCGATTTCGTCTTCGTCAACCAATGCAACTTGGTTATGGTCAGCAGTTAATCCAGTTGCGAATACTAGATTTTTCTTCTCGTAAATTACAACTGTATTTTCTGGAAGTCCGTTTAAGATTGTTAATGTATGTCTTCCGAATGCTAAAGCGAAATCGCTGTTTCCATTACCGTAAACAATTCCTTGAGTTGAAAGATAGAATCCGTAAGCTTGAGCAACATCTGGAGATACTGCAAAAACTAAATCTTTATTTCTCAATGCAATTGGTAAATCATTTAAAGCTGGTTTTAAATAGTCAGATAAAACGTTAGCCTCTGAAACTACTGCATCAGCAGTTGGTTTATTTACATCAGCATCAGCATCAAACAATGTAATGAATCCATCAAAATTTGAACTTGAAGTCCAAATGTCAGCCTCTAATTTTTCCCCGATAGCACCTAAAACCTCCGCTTGGATTGCATCCATTACATCACTTGGAGCGTTTGAATTTGAAGCACCACCTCCCATAATTCCATCAGACCAAGTTGCTCTGAAATCCTCTTTGCAAACATCAAAATCATTTTTGAATTTGAAAGGCTCGATTACGTTTTCATTTAAAACAATTGCACCAGCTGGAGCAAATCCGCAAGTGTATGCAGTTGTACCATCTGTGTAAGCGATTTTTCTTAACGATAGTTTATGATTCACATTTTCAGCGATTGTTACCGCTCCCTTTTCGATTGTGTCAATTGTTTTGAACGCTTGACCGATTATCATACCAGCATCTTTACCAGCATAGTTTGAACTTACAGTTGTAGTTGTAGCCATTTTTTTTAATTTAAGTTTTTAAGATTGTTTAATATTTTTTGGTTTCGTGTTAATTTCACGTTTTTGTTTGAAGTTTCAGCAACTTCTGGTTTTGCTTTTGTTGATGCTTTAACTTCAATTTGATTAGTTTTAACCTCTGCGATTTGAGCCGACAATTCAGTCTTAACGTTTTCGATTTGTTTTGCAACTTCTACACTCATAGAAGTAACAATTGATTTAACTAAAGCCGAGAATTGGTCTTCTTTTGACATTTCCGCCTCAACGTTAACCTCAACCTCTGGAGCAACCTCCTCAACCATTGCTTCTTTAATTTCAGCAATTACACCCTCTTCGGTAATTACTAAAAGTCTTCCGTCTTCAAGTTCGTGATCTCCAATTGGAGCGGGTTCTCTGTTACCATTTTCTGCTAAAATAAAAACTGGTTTACCAGCTTCAAAAATTTCAGCTTCTAAAATGGTTACACCATCTTTTAATTTCATCGTTTCCAAAGCGACTTGCACTTCTTCAACGGTTGCAACTTCTTGAGATAGTTTTACCGAAGCAAACCCCTCTTTAATTGCGTTAACAATTGTTTCTAAATTCATATTATAATCACTTTTTAAATTTACTTTTTCCATATCAAAAACTCCATCAATTGAGAAGCCTTTAACCTTTCCAGTCTTAACGTAATCGTTCCAAATTTGGTCGTTGTTTACTTTCATTAAACCAAACATAGTTCCAACTTGTTCGCTAAAACCATAAAGCACCGATTTATCGTGTACCTCATCCTCTTTTATCCACGTTTCAATAAATGTAACATCCTCTATTTGTTTTCCAGAATGCTCAATAGTTGAATTATTTTGGTAGCCTTGAGTCACAAAATTTCTATGAACTTGTTTAATAGTTTCAGAAGTGAATTTTATATTAAATTCGTGTCCATCTTGATTTCTATAAATAAGTTGCTCTGGTATTAATATAGGACCAACTAAAATACGTTGCTCTTCATTTACGGTTGCTAATTTCAATTCCCTTTGTTTTGCTAAAGCCAAAAACTGAACTCCGATAGCTGGGTCAGAAACCAAAGAAATCGCATAAACCCCCTCGTTTTCCTCTTCGTTGAAAATAACATTGTACGTTTCCATAACTATATAACTATTTTTTATTTTTTTGTTATAAACTTTTTTTTATTTTTTATCCAATAGAAGCATTTGAAATAATATTTCTATCTAAACTTTGAGCAGTTGTAACTGAACTTGCAACTACATACGTTTGAATAGGTGCTTGGTTTTGGTTTGCCAATGTTTGAGCGATTTGATTCGTTCCTGCATTACCTACTACATTGAATTGAGGGGCTGATGCACCGCCTCCAGATATACCAGCAACACTTGGAGCGGAAACCCCTCCGCCTCCTCCGCTATTTGGAACTTTTACAGAAAGTATGTCTTTAACCGCTTTGAAACCAGTTCCAGCAATTATAGCAACATTGGCAATTTTTAAACCTATTTCAAAAGGAGTTACGGTTTTTGTTGCAAGTTCAGCAGTTATACCTTGATAAGTATTTATTAAAGCGGCTGCGGCTGCCATTGCTTTCCCCGATGCGGTATTTTTACCTAATAAATCAGCACCTCTCGAAAGTACATCTTTTGTTTTACTTAAAAGTGCCTCTCTCGCTTGAGCCTCTAATTCTATTATTTTTATTTTAGCCTCGCTTATTGCTTTCTCGTCTTGATATTGTTTTTGTTGAGCCGTTAAATTTATTTCATTTAATCTATTTAAGTGGTCAACTTCTAATTCCTCAATATCTAATCCAGCTTTTACCGCATTGTCATATTTTATTTGGTAAGCCTCGTTTTCATTTTGTATTGCTAACTCTTGCTCGGTTAGTAATCGGTCAGCATTAGCCTTACGAGATGCCTCAATGTCATCCATTGCCTTATATCCATCCTCGATTTGCTTATCCCTTGCTTGTTTATCCCATTCTTCTTGTTGTTTTATTTTGTCCTCTTGAGCCTTTTTTAATGCTTCGGCTTCTTGTTTAATTTTTTCGGCTTGTAATTCCTTTGATTTATTATTTGATTCTTGTTGTTTTTTTCTTAACTCCTCATTATGATTTGTTTCGGCTTGTTTAATTTCAACTTGATGGCGTAATTGTATAGCTTTTTTCTCATCAAAAGACGATTGAACAGCTTGATTTTGTTTATTATAAGCATCTATGCTTTTATTTACAGTTTCTTGTTGCTTATTAATTACTTCCTCATCGGCATCGGCTAATTTTAAAGTAGCTAAATAGTTTTTATTTTTTTCGTATGTATTAAATGCCGTTGCTCTTGCTGATTTTTCAAATGCAATTTTCTCATCTATTAACTTCAATTCTAATTCTCTAATGGAATCGGCACTTTTACCCGATGCCTTTGCCATTTCTATTTGGTGTTTTTGCCTTTTATCAAACTCCTTACCGCTTCGATCCATCGCTTTGGTTTCGTTGTTGAGTGCGTTTGCGTTTGCGTTTACGGCTTTTGTATTATTTTCAGTTTCCTCTGAACTTGTTTTAAAATAATTTATTAAAGTAGCACCAACGGCAATCAATGAAGTAATAGCTAAAATCAAAACCCCTATTGGAGAAGCGTTCATCGCAGTATTCCAAATCTTTTGAGCAATAGCTGAAGCATTTTGAAATATGGTTGTAGCTTTTAAACTCGCTCCCAATGCCTTAACGCTTTTAACACCTCTGTCAATAGTTTCAATACCTTGACTAATTGCCATTGCGGATTGAACTTTTAAAATAGTTCTTTCTACATCTTCGGACTGCTCTCCAAATAATCCTATCGACCCTTGTAATATTGCGAAACCACCAGCGACAGCACTCAATGAGCCGGATAATTTTATCCCTAATGTTTCAGCGGAAGCATCAACAATTAAATCGGTTTGTTGTTGGACTCTTTTATATTCAGCAACTGATTTTAATAAGTTTTTATATTCTTGTGAACTTTGCTTTCCAGCTTTTGCTAATTCGTATAGCCTATCCTCTTGCTCTCCCATTCGAGCAGTTAATGGTTTTAAATCGCCATATATTTCCTCGAAAGTCGCATCTAAATTTGTGGCTTCTTTATCAGCATACCCAAAAGCTTTACCTAAATTATTAACATCCTTTTCAGAGTTTCCTAAATTTACTTTTATATCAATAACTTTTTCTATTGCCATCTTAATGCTTTTTTAAATAATTCAATAATACTTTTTGGGTAGTGATACCGACCTTTGGCGATTGATATAATTTCATTGTCTTGGTAATCCT